GCCAATTTCCATGTTTGCCAGCGGGCTTGCCAGGTTCACGTTTTGCACACCAGGCTGGTGCAAGGCTGCGTAAATTCCGGACAGGTTTACATCTCGTGACATGGCGTGCTGGGCGGCAATAAAGCTGGCCACGGCCTTTTCCGCCGCTTCTTTCACTACGGCGGCATCTGGGCCAGGGTAGACGGTGAGCTCCGCTTGGATGGCGTAGTTCACGATGAGCGCAGACTGGACCGTAACCTGGTCTGTCATCGGGCGAACCATTTCGGCATTGATGGCGGTTTCAACTGCGGCCAGCGTCTGGGCTGGGGCTGTTCCGTCTCCAGTCCGGGAGAGCACATAAACCGTGACCGAGCCCGGGGCAGACATCACTGCATCGGAATCCAGTACGTCTGCATCTGCAGACAGTGCATGAAAGATGTAGCTCTGGCGGCTTCCCGCCGTGGTATATCCCTCGGGCGATAGCTGGATCCGCCGGCGGAATTCGCCGTCGCTTTCCATCACCGGCGGGACAGGCGGGTTTGCTGAAGAATCACCCTCGGAGATGGTCAGGCGCTCTACGCCGTAATTAGCTCCAATGTGGTCAAGGTCTGCACCGGCGGCGTAGGCCAGCATTACGGACTTGGCTGCAACGTTGATGCGCTGCCGAAGAAGCATTTCCCGGTAAGCGTTTTCTTCCAACAGTTTGGTGATGGGCTCGCTTTCAATTTGCAGGGTCTCTGCCACTTCCGCGCGCTGGGAGGCTGGCACCAGATCAAGAAAGGCCTGCCGGCGCTCTTCCAGAATGGTTTCGTAGTCCAGGGTCTCAACAACATTGGGCGCGGGGAGTTGTGCCAGGTTGATTGTTCCAGCCATCAGGTAACCTCAATGCCGTCAAAGTTCACGGGCTCGCCGGTTGGCACGTATTCGCCCTGCAGATCGATGGTGATTTGTCCCGGGGCAGCGGATGAGGCCCGAACGCGGGTCATTTTGAACCGTGGCTCCCACTTGGCGAGCGCTTCGGCGGTGGCTGCGTAAATGTCGAGCGTGGTGGATTCGTTCAGGGGTGCGTCCACCAGTTCATACAGGCGAGAGCCGTAATCTCGGCGCATAACTCGGGTGCCGATCGGGGTCGTCAGAATGTCCCGGATCGATTGCCGCAAGTGGTTAAGCCCGGAAAGGGCTCTGCCTGTGTTGGAGTCGCTGCCGTTCATGCCAATGATGATCGGCTACACCGCCAGCATGGGCCGCTGGCAGTGGTTCTAATTCGGCGGGCCGGTGGTGCCGCTGGAGTCGCCCGGATGGGTGTGTGATTTCAGGCTGGTGCCGTCTGCGGTTACATCGCCGCCGGTTACGTCCAGGTTGCCGTCAATCTGGAAATTGCCCTCAAGCACAGCGCCGGAGCCAGAAGGGCCGGGAGCGGCCGCCAGCGCGCCGGCAAGGGTAAGATTGCCGTTTACATTCACGTTGCCATTCAAAGTGATGGTGGGCGCGGTGACGGTCGCGCTGCTGCCCACTTCCGCTTCCAGGGTGCTGGCGATGGTGGCGCTCAGGCTTCCGGTAATATCCGCCAGCACGTCGCCAGATTCGGCCATGACCTGGATCACGGTGCCGCCGGAGAAGGTCAGGGTGTACTGGCCTGCCTGGGCGCTGTATTCAATTACGGTGCCGTCCGGGTAGGTTGCGCGATCGGTGCTGGCTTCGCGGTCGTATTCCTTTACGGCACCGTCCTTGTACTCGATGCGGTGCAGGGTCTTTCGGTTTCCGGGCGGCGGGTGCTGGTTGCTGTTTATGCTGCCCAGGATCAGGGCCTGGTTCATCTCGCCATCCGGGGAGAGCATAACCACCTGTTCACCGGGCTCAGGCGCCCACCAGTCGGAATCTGGCCCGGCGCGCTGAGTGCGCCACTTGAGCCAGTCGCTCAGTATGCCGCCGGAGCGCACCCGGACCTTGGCGCCGGCTTCGTTCAGCTGCTCCACAACACCGTAACGGATCATATTCGCTACGCGGCGTTCAAGATCGGCCAGACCCCAGTTGCTCATTCAGCCTCCGGCAGGATCTGCTGGTATTCGCTTTCGTGCTCGGGGCCGATCTCTGGCGAGTAGCCTACATAGATTTCACTGATCAGGGTGTCATCGCCCTGCCACACGCTTTGCCCCAGATGAATCTGCTGCTCCCACTCGATGGTCCAGACTTCGTACTGGTCCAGATTTTCAGCGTTTCGGCCCGTGGCTGCGATCTCGTCCGGAGACGCCGCCACAAACTGAGCAGGGCCAACCGGAAGGCCCCAGCGCTGGTTGTGCAAAAAAACCGAAAACGCCCCGGCCAGCTTCCGAATCGCGCGTTTGGCTTCCAGTTTTTTGAAGCTGATTATCAGGTGAGCCTCAAATCGCGCGGACACTTGCAGCTGCTCCGTGCCCGGGTCGGCTTCGCCCGCGTCCAGCTGAGTCAACTCAACAAAGCAGGCGGGGGCTGTGAACCGGTTGCGGGCCTGGCTGTAGTCTTCAACCGTTTGCAGGTCCGGGAACTGAGCCGCGATCTTATCCAGAATCGCCTGGTGCAGCTGATCCAGATTTATTTCCGTTTCTGCGTTCGCCATTCCAGCTCCCGTTCAAAAATAGTGAGAAAGCGCTGATCGAATTCCTGGCTCCCCAGCATCTGGTCTTCGATCCACGCATCAGCCTTGTCGCGAATCTCAACCACCTGCTTTTCGATGGGCAGGCGGCCGGAGCCTTTGCGCTTGAACACCTTCCTGGTGCCGCCTCTGGCGCTGGCGATGAATGCCCCGGACACCCTGCGCTTCCCGGCACTAACCCCAGCCAGCGTTTGCCGTGGCGACAGGTCCATGTAATCGATGGGGTCCAGGCCGTACCAGACAGTAACTTCTGACTGGTTGCCTTTGGTCTTCACGCGAAAGGATTTCAGGCGCTTGCGGATGGCCTTTTGCTTGAGTTCCAGTTCCTTGGAAAGCCCGCGCGCGGATTGGGTGCGCATCCAGCGCGCCATCTTGCCCAGGGTGCTACGCAGCGCCTGCCGGACTTCGGTGTCTGTCGCCTGCAGATCGTCCTGCAGCTGGTTCAATAGGTCCGCGTGAATGTCCAGATCAATAAAGCTCATGGCTATTGATCCGCCAGCGCCAGCGTTGCCATGCCAGTGCCGTCCGGTTGCGGCCCGGTCAGCACATCGTAATCCTTGCCGTCGATGGTGAGTACGTCGCCCCGGCGGGCATCCTTGAGCTCTGACATTTTGCCCAGGGCGCGCGGGTTGGTTGTGTCCATTTCATACTCACCGATTTGGGCGTTCAGGTAGGGATCATCGAAAATGACGGTAACCGTCTGTGATCCGCCAGCCTGAAACGACAACACCCCGGACGCGGCGAACTCGTCCGCGTCCAGGAAGTCATCGAGGCTTTCCCAATCGAGGGACGGCATTACTCGCCGTCACCCTCGGCCGCTTCGATGGCCTCGATCAGGTCCGCCTTCTTCATGTTGGCAGCGCCTTCGATTTCGTATTCCTCAGCCACCTTGCGCAGATCCGGCACCGTCATTTCTTCCAGTGCGGGAAGTTCGGTTACGGGGTCGTCACCGTCCAGCACTTCCTCGGCTTTGCCGCGCTGAATCAGGTTCAGGGCGTCAGCCTTCGGCACATCGTGAACAACCTGCTCCGGAGTGATGATCTTGCCACCAACAACGAAAGCGCTGGTGCATTTGAGAGACATGGTTTTGCTCATGCTTAGATCCTCATAAGCCGGCCCGCGTTAAGCAGGCCGGCCGGTTACAGGGTTAGTGATCAGGTCGCGTCACGACCCAGGCAGAAGGACTCAACCCGGCGGACCGCCATATCCACATCCTGGAACACTACGATGCGAGTGCCGCCAGACTTGGACAGGCTGTAAGGGTCTACGGTCAGATCCAGGCCGCCCCACATGCCGATGATCAGATCGGCAAAGTTCCCGAAGAACAGGTCGCCAGCGCTGATCTGGTTGGTCACTTCTGAGCCGTAGCCGTTAACGGTGCCGCCCTGTTCCCAGATAGTGTTGCCGCTGGTGCCGCTAAACTTCTCGGTGGTCTTGAAGTGGCCGCGCATGCCGGAGTTCATGACGTAAGCCATGCCGTTCACGTCCGCGTTGTCGGCAGCTATTTCGCTTTCCATCTTCACCACTTCGGCGTAAGTGGGCAGGGCGCCAGAACCGCCGGAGGCCTCGCCTGCGAAGTCCACCGCATTGATGCCAGAGACGTTCGCGATGCCGGTTGGCTGGGTGCCGCCAGTGCCGTAGAAGCCGGCCTTGTCGATTGCCAGTGCAACAGCAGTTGCCAGGTCGCGGCGCACGATAGACTCTGCGTCCAGCGTAGACTGCAGCATCAGCCGGCGGGTGATGTCGGTGAAGGCTGCCACGCTCTTCGGAGTCAGGCCGATCTGGCCGATGGTCGGAGAGCCTTCGGTGGCATCAACGCCTTCATCCACCCAGTAAGCGGTAGCGCCGCCGGTCTGCTTCGGAATGTCCACGTTGCCAACGAGGCCGGCCATCGGAGTGGCCAGGCGCATCAGAACCGCGCGATTACGCAGCAGATCGATGAAGCTGCCGGCCATGAACTGATCGTCCACCAGGTTGGAGCCAGACTGCGCGCCGGTCGGGCTATCAGCTGCACCGCCAGCATTGAACGCACGGGACAGGACGTCATCCGGAATCAGAATGCCGCGGGCCTCTTTGCCGTACTTGCGCTGAGCTTCCTGAGACAGCTCGATCTCAAAACCGGCTTCATCCTGGGCGCGGCGGTCTGTCGGGTTGGCCAGGGCGCGAACCACTTTCATCATGGAGTAGCGCTGAAGGTCCTTGTCAGTCATGCCGATGGATGCAGACTCAGACTTTCCGCCACGCTCGGCATTATCGCCCAGCGGCTTGGAGCGCTGCTCAGTCATAGTGTCCAGCAGGGCGCGCTGGAATTCTTCCGGGCTCTTGCCGTCGCTGACAAAGCGGGTTGCCAGATCGGCGTTGTCGTATTGACGGCCCATGTCCATGATCGCTTTTACGCGGGCCTGTTCGGCCTGCTTGCCTGCGTCGCGGGCTTCGGCATGGGCCTGGCCGGCGCGCTCGATCATTTCCAGGACTTCAACGATCTTGCCGTTTTCGTCTACCTTTGCGCGTACAAGGTTGCCCTTGTCGTCGCGGAGAATCTTCTCTTTCATGTCAGACTGCCTCGTGTTGGCTTGGTCAGAATTTGTAGTGATGTTGGCAGTATCAGAGCCAGCCTCTTTACCCTCCGCTGGCAGTGGTTCTGCTGAGCGTCCCACGCCCACAGACGCATCCGCCGGCACAGAGACAATGCTGATCTCGTGAGGCTCCCAATCAGTGACGCGCACCAGATCCGCCAGCCCTGAACGCTCTTCAACCTCCACCTTGTTGATCGAATAGCCCACAGAAACATGGCGGCGAATGCCGTCCACAATGTCCTGCCACACCTCAGAAGCCCGCGCGCCTCGCCCGAAGCGCACCACAGCCCGGCCTTTCCGGTCTGCTCCCAACGTGACAGATTCGACAACGCCCACCTGATCGTTCCAGTCGTGGTTGACCAGAACGGCGGCGCCGTCATCCAGGCGGCTGGTTTTCATGGCGCCCGGTGAGTGGTCCAACACCTCGATGCCGAACCACCGCTCCACCTCGGCTTCACTGGAGAACGCCAGCTCCACCGTGCGTTTTTCTTCGTCAATCTGTCGGACTTCCGCCTGGGTGAAATCCCGGCGCAGCCCTTCGGCTTTCATCTTTCTCAGCTGCTCATCAGTCACCGCCCGGTTCTGGATGCTGCCAACCAGGGCAGAGCGCTTGTCAGCTTTCGCCGTTTCCTCGTTTGCCGGCTTCAGTTGCCGGTCACTGTTATTCGGTTGCTTCATTGGATGGCTCCTGATCCGATGTATTGCCTGCTGTTGGCGTTTGCATGGGGCCGCCCAGGGTGGCGTCCACAATGGCCTCTGGAATGCCGGCGTCGATCATGGCCTGGCGATCTGTCGCCCACTGGCGCCACACGGTGCGGGGATCTCCGCCACGCTCCCGGATAACCTGAGATGGGCTCTTGATCTTGTTGGCGATATCTCGAGCAGCGGTTTTGCTGTCCTTGTCCGGGTCTACCCAGTCCCAGCGCCGGGCCTGCCAGTCGTGTTCGCGGTATTTCTCGATTCGCTCGGGGCGCAGGGTGGCGCCATTGGTGCCGGGGACAGGGACGCCTTTCAGAAGTGCCCGGGGCAGCCATGCTTGATAAAGCGGCTCCAGCAGCTGCTCGATCAGCCATTCCTGAATGTCCATCCAGTTGTCGCGCTCAGTAAGCACGCCCTGGCGGATTGAGCTAAACGAAACACCTTCCAGATCGTTGGCCAGCGTGTTGTAGGAAACGCCCAGGCCGGTGGCCACGCCTCGCAGGTTTTGTTTGGAGAAGGGCGCAAGCTCCCCGGATGGAAACTGAGGGTCCCAGCCTTTGAACTTCAGGCCCGGCGGCAGCTCTTGGAAGCTGCCGGGCTCTGCATCCATGTAAAGCGGCTCCTCGTCGTCTTCCTCATCGGAGGGGCCCATGCCTTCCTCCCACTCGAAAAAGCCGCCTTTGGCCGACGAAACGCGCGCATTCACCAGCGCAGCATGCTCAAAGCCGTTTAGGTGGTGCATGCGCGTGAGGGCGGTGACCATCCACGGCAGGCCCCGGCGTTGGCCCACTATGTCTTCCAGGAAGCCGTGCAGGACTTCGCTTGCCGGAACTTCCACAAAGTTGCGGCCGCCGAAACGGTAGTCGCTTTCTGCCGGGTCCAGAGTGCCGAACAGGTAGGCAACGGCCTTGCCCCAGCGGTTGTACTTGATGCCCTGCCGGATGAACTGGCCGCCAGGCAGGCGATCTTCATTCACCTCAACGGGGCAGCGCTGCGGGTCCAGCACCTGCAGGCCAAGGCCCCACGCATTAACGCTGCGGCCATAAACCATCCGGAACATGAACTCGCCATTTACGGCGGCGTCCTCGATGGCGCGGTTCAGCATCTGCCGGAATGATCGGCGGCCGGTTACGTCGCAGTTTTCACGGGCGCACCAGGCGCGGAAATCAGCCTCCAACGCATCATTGGCGCGCTCGTCCAGGGTGCCGTCCGGATCTTTTGCCAGCGATTGCAGCTGAATGCCCTTTCGGCCAACCACGTTCTGGCGCACCTGGCGAATGAACCCGCGCGCGTAGTCGTTGGTCAGGGCCAGCTGGCGAGAGCGAGCCACCAGCGGCCGCTGGTTTTTGTCGATGAACTGGTCAGCCGGAACCGGCGTGGACGGCAAATCACCAGAGAGGCGGTCTGCCCGGGCCTGCCCCAGAAGTGAGCGGGACATGGCGCGCATAATGGCCCGCATGCTGCCTTTGGTTGGCGGCTTTTGCTCGGTGGCCTCCGGCAGCGTTTCGCCTTTGTTGCGCTTGAACGGATTAAGCACGGTTGCCAAACCTCGCTAGAATCTGGCGCCCCAGCGTATTCTTGCCACGGCGGGCTGCTTTCAGTCGGGCGACTTCGATGCGGTATGTGTCTCGGAGCTTCAGGAGCTGGCTGATCGGGGTGCGGCGCAGCTCCCGGTTGTTGATTCGGTAGCTGTCCTGATCCTTGCTGGCCCGGCCCTCGATGACTGCTTCAATGGCCGCCAGCACTTTTTCCGGGTGGGTGCTGCCGTCATAGCCGGTGTCTTCGGCTTCCAGATCGGGCTGGATGGTCAACCGGCCAGTCTCCAGCTCATAAGCCTGAGTGCCGTCAGTGACTCGCAGACTGTACCAGTAATCGCCAGCCTTCCACGCGGCGGTGTCGGCCGGAGTCTTATTGAAAGCGTGATCCTCTCCGGCTGGCTCCGAAACAAGATCAATCTTTGAGGGGCCTCGGAGAATGATTCGGGCCTGCCATTCCGGCGCCAGATAATCCGCCAGCGATAGTGTCAGCGAGAATGACAGGCCTGCTTTGATGGTTTCCGGGAGTCGTGCCATGCGTCACCAGTTGTTGACCCAGCTCTTACGGGATCGTGAAGTTCTGCGTCTAGTCTTGCGCTTGGCTGGGTTTTGCTCCGCTGGCAGTGGTTCAGATGCAACTGTGTCATTCTGTCCATTGGCGTCCAATGGCGTTTTATGGGATTCTTCCTCAGCTTCGGCCTGACGCTGCAGCCGCTCGGCATGTTTGCGAATGCTTGGGCTGGCGATCTTCAGGGCCGCATAGGCATACACCCGGCAATCCAGAGCCTCGTTACGGGGTCGAGTCTGGTGCCATTCGCGCTTGGCAACGCCCTTGATGTATTTAGTTACCAGTTTTTCAGCGGTGATCTGGTGGAACCATTCGGCTTCACGGTCTGCCGGAATGTGGGTGTAGCCGGGGCCGGGCTCAGTAACCGCCAGCCGGCGCATAACGGTGAGCTTCGCCTCATCGGTACCGACAGAGAACAGGTCTACTTTCCGCTGACCTCGGCCGGTGCGCTTGCGTGTTGGGGCGGCAACCACGGGGCGGTCCCATCCGCCAACGCCCTTGATGGCAAACAGTCGGCGGCCGGTTTTGCGGCGGGCGTACTCGTAGGCCCGTTGGGTGTAGCCGGTGCTGCCGCCGGTATCCAGACAGGCGGCAATGATCCCAAGGTGGGCGCCGGTTTCATGCTGCCAGGTAGTGGACAGATAATCGTCCAGATCCTGCCAGACTTCATCGCGCAGAGGATCGCCCCACAGCACGGTGTAATCGATGGACCATGATTCCTCGCCCTTGCCCCAGGCCACGGTCTCGATTTCCAGCCGGTCCTGCTGCATATCAATGCCGGCGGTCAGCACCACGCCGCCAGCAGGTACTGGCGCGGGGTAGTCTTCGGCCCGCTGCATCAGCACGTGAGAATCGGCCTGCTCGCCTTGCTCTTCCCAGGTCTCCGCCAGCGAGACGTTCACGAAACTCTGCAGATCGCCTTTGGCCTTCTTGTCCAGGAACGATTGCACGATGTCGCGCAAGCGCCGGAACGTGGAATACAGCTCGTTCAGGTGGTAGCTGGCGTGGCCCCGGAACGGCTTTCTCGCCTTCCATCCTGCGCCGGCCTTCTCGGCAATCCGGATAGAGGCGATGCGTTCGCCGTCATTCCACAGGGTGCCGCACTCTTCGCAAATATAGCGGGCGGTCTCCGGCAGGTGGTTGCCCTCGTCGTCTTTGTCCCAGGTAACGCGGTCCCATTTCAGCACCTGGTGGTGGTCGCAGTGAGGGCAGGGCACATAGAAATAGCGCTGGTCACCCTGAGTGAATGATGCCTCGATGCGGGACTGGTCTTTGATGGTGGGCGTTGAGATCTCCAGCAGCAGGCGCTGATCACCGAAAGTGGCCGCACGCTGCCAGAGCAGCTCCACTTCGTCGCCTTCCTCGGTGCCGCTGTAGCCGTCGATCTCATCAGCAACGATCAGCGGGGCGGATCGCCCGCGCATGGTTTTGGTGGAGCCTGCCCAGGCGAACATCATGAAGCCGCCCGGGTAGCTCTTCATCCGCTGGTTGTTGACGCCCTCATGGCTGCGGGGCTTGGCGATCAGCTCCTGCAGCACCGGGTTGGCGTCCACCATCGGGTTGAATTTGGTTTCCAGCCAGGTGGTCAGATCGCCCTGGCTCGGCTGCATCATCATCTGGCTGCGGGGCTCGTGCGCGATCGCGTAACCCTGCAGGCACAGGGCAAGCTGAGTCTTCCCAACCTGAGCGCCCCACATCAGGGAAATGCGATGGCAGCCGGGATGGGTCGCCATGTCCATTGGTTCGCGCTGATACGGAGCATTGTCAAAGCGGATGGGGCCGGGCACTGCGTTGCCGGTCGGGATGCGCACGTTCTGTTCCGCCCACTCGCTCGGCTTCAGCGGGGCGGGTGGCACCAGGTGGCGGCTTGCACGCTTCAGCGCCCGGAGCACGCCCCGGGCGTTGGTGAACTGCTCGGCCGCTTCAGTCGTCTGCATGCTCTGGCTCTTCCTCTTCCAGCTCCACGTCAGACTCGGCGGCTGACTCCAGCGCCTGAATCAGTTCGGCCGCCAGCACATCCTTGAAGCGCGCTTCGCTGGTTTCGCCTATCAGCTGGCTGACTACTCGGCTTGGCACGTTCATGATGTTGGTGCGGAGGGTGGCGTTCTCCATGGCACGGGCGCGCTCGAACTCATCGATCGGGGCCACGAGCTGCCGTTGCTTGGCAAGCTCCAGTTCATTGAGCGAAGCCTCAGCCGCCAGCTTGCGCAGCTTCAATTCGGTTTCATCCAGCGGGCCTTCGCCGGTGGCCTCCATGCGGGCCTGCTCGCGCAGCCACTCGCTTACATCCCGGGTGTTGAATCTCCACGGCTTGCCTTGCCGGCCGCGTTGCTCGAAGGGACAGCCGTTGCGGGTCCAGCTGCTGACAGTGTTCAGGGAAACGCCAAAGGTCTCCGCCAGCTCTTCGCGGTTAACTTCTCGTCCTTTGCCCTTGAATGCCATGCCGCTCCCTAATAACAACAATCAACCGGATTCTGGATCGCTCGCTCATGTGAAATTCCGCGAGTCCGTATACCCGCAGGCAGCCCCCTGCCGGGGAGTACCTAAAAAAATCTGGCGAGCGTCAGCCACTTGCCTTGCCTTGCTGCTGAGCGGAAGGGCCTTTCAGGATCTGCGTGATCTTCTCAGCGCCCCGGCTCACGAAGTAGAAGCCGAACGCCGCCATCAGCATCTGCTTCAGCATCTCCACATAGGCCGGGTCTACCTCCTGCTCATACATGGAGAAGCCCGCGAAGATGGTCCACGCCGCCATCAGGTACACCAGCACAAGGGGCCGGATATTCTTGCTAAACCATGAGTCTGAGGCCATGTCAGTCTTCAGGCGCTCGGTTAGCTCCCCCTCCATCTGAGCTTGAAACTCCATGGCCCGGGCCTTTGCCTGGCTCTCCATCTCAGCCAGCTTGGCCTCAGCCTTGGCGCGCTCTTCCGGGCTCATGTCTGGCGGGAAGTAGCTCTTGATCAGGTCTTTGCCTGCGTCAACCAGGTCACCTACAAACGGCATCATCAGGACATCTCCCCCATACGCTCGATGAACTCAGCCAGGCGGTTAGCCCAACCGTTACGAAATGCTTGTTGTGACGAGTCACGGCCGATGATCTCGCCATAGAACAGACCACGATGAGCCAGATAGCGGGCAGTCAGTCGGGTAGGATGGGCACTCTGTATGGCCTGAGTGGTAACCGGGCCAATAATTCCATCGTCACTCACGCCCACACAGCGCTGCAGCATGCGCACGGCACGGGAAGGGCCGCTGTTAACGGCGGTATCGAACACGGCTTCAGCCAGCAAATCGGGCAGGGCAAGGCTGCCAAAGCCCGGGGCATTCCAGTACCGGCTTCGGTAAATCTTGCTGGCCTCATGCTTCGACAGCAGCTTCACATCCTCAGCAGAGACTGGCCTACCCCGCCATCTGGAAAGGGTGTTCTGCGTGATGCCGTAGTTGGTTGGCCCGCCTCGGTCGTCCGGGTGGTCCACGTAACCGCCCTCACGATCCAGCACGCGCTCTATGTACTCACTGATTGCCTTTTTTTTAGCCACCGAAAACACCCCTTAGACCAATCGCCAAAGCCGCAATAACGGCCGAAATCACCACGCCAGCGACCCACTTAGTGGCATTGCTGACGCCTGTATTACTGTTCAGCTGCTTCTCCATTGTTCTCAGCGGGCCCACAGACTGCTGCAACAGCGCTATCTGCGTGGACTGGCTGTACTGCTCTTGCTGCAGCTCGCGCATCTGCTGGCTCATCCGAACCTGCTCCTCCTGGTGAGCCACCAGCCTGGCCGTTGTTTTGGCCATATCTGAGTAGGCGTTACTGAGCTTTTCCAGGTTCACGTCAACGTTCTCCAGTTTCGCCCCATGCTTGGCATGGGCCGATTCCAGTTGATTGAGCCGCTTGCTCAGCTCGATGTGCTCCCCCATCTTCAGACCTCTCCAAAATTCATAGACTGAGCGCCGGCGGCGCTGTTATTGCTACATAGTGGGAGAGGTTCGCGCGGGACTCCGCTGGCAGTGCTTCACAGCTCAAGGCGCATTTGGGGTCGGTCTGGCCGCCGTTCGCCTCTGGGCTTCACCGGCCCTTCCGGGTTCTCGATATCAATGCGCAGGATGTAACCGATGGTCAGGGGGCTGATCTTCACCGAATGGGCGATCACCTCGATATCAGCCCCTTCCTTGTTCATCTCGTCGGCGTCCAGAACTGCGGTCACCCATTTTTCGGACATATCCAGCTTTTCGGCGATTTCGCGGGGCTCATAGCCCAGGTCACGCCAGTTCAGAATCTCCCGATCCTTCATGACAGCGCGCTCCAGATAGCTGCATTCCGCTGGCTGCATGGTGCGCCCGCCATGCTCCTGGCAAAGCGCCATGGCATCGTCCCAGCCCAGCAGCCTCACCATCTTGTGGTCTTGCTTCAGGTTGTGGGGCTTCGGTACGTACAGATTCCGGCGCCTGGCTCGGCTGCCGCATGGCGGAAGCTCGCGGATCAAGCGGAGAGCCTTGTGGTACCCGATCACATCCGCTATTTCCTGCACGCTACGCGGCAACTTCATGGCTTATCCTTTCCTGATTTCGTTAAGCTCTGCCCTGATCTCGCTCTCGTCGCCTTGATCCGCCAGCCAGGCCTCCACATCGTCCCGCGTCATCCGCTTGGCCCGGTACTCGCCCCATACGCTGCGGGCTTTTGTGGCGGGCGGTATGGGATCAAAACCCTGGAAACGATCACCGAACCGATCACGGCAGCTTCTGGCTGCCTCCTCGATGGTTTCGCCGGTGAGCATGACAGAGCGCCGGCCATCCACTCGGGCGGTAAGCTGGATCACGACTGCTCATCCTCGGCCTGAATCTCAAGCCACCGGTTCAGCGTGTCCCGGGCTTCCTCCACTTCCGTCATGCCGCCACCTCAATCAATCCCATATCAATCAAAATCCGCTGAGTGCGGATCACCCCGAACAGGTGCGCCAGATCACGATCAGCCCGACTGCAGCCCTGTTGCACATACCCGCCATCCAACCACTCGTGGCAAGCGCTGCAGGCATAAGCCGCCTCATGGTCAGCCGCTTTGGCGCCCATGCCGGCCCCGTTCATGTGGGCCAGAACCGTGGTTTCCGGCTTGTGGTTGCACACGCCTGGCACTCGCACCTGGCACTGTTGACCTCGGGCGCTCCGGCGGATGGCGGTCTGCTTGGGCTTGCTGGCTTTTGGCCGGGCCGTTTTCCCCTGGCCGGCGCGCTTCATTGGCGCCTTCGCCTTCAGCGGTGTTTTCCGTTTCAATGGTGCCTGCTTCACTGCTCAGTCTCCGTGGTGCCGTGCACCGCCGGGGCCATAACCCCGACCGGCTTCGCCAGACTTCAGCTCAGCAATCTGACGCCGCAGCTGGCGGTTTTCGTCTTGCAGATCGTTGCAGGCCATACGCAGCAGCACCTTTGCATCATCGTCTTTGAGCGGGGCGCCATCCTGCAGGCGGCCAACCCCGAAGCAGGTAAAGCACGGCATGGTGTGGAACACGCCCCGAATAAAGCCGCGATGACAGTCCGGGCATGGGGTGGTCTCCATTCGCTTTGGGGCGAGCTCCGGGCCGGCCTTCTTCTTCACGCCACCACCTCCTTGCGCCCCTGCCGGTGAGGGCTCACGTATCCAGCCAGATCCAGCTCCACCTGGATGTCGGGCACGGTTACCTGGTAATGCCGGGCCAGCGCATTCAGGGTCAGCCGCTCGGCTCGGTTTGCCAGGGACTTGTGCTCGCTGTAGCAGGCCCGCACCAGGGCAGACTCATCAGCCGACAATGCCTCAGTGGGCATGTTCTCGATGGCCCGGTTAACGGCGTGCACGCTCACTTCAAATTTCGCCGCCAGCCGGGCAGGGGACAGCTCATTGGCATCCTGGCGAATCTTCACCCCGTACATGTAGGCCTGGGCTGCGTTGCGGGCTCTCAGTTTGGTCAGGTGGTCAATCACTTGTTCTTACCTTCGGTCAATTGCTTCCGGAGATCCGCCAGCAAGGCCTTCGCTTCCTTGCGGCTGGTTTTGGTGTGGGTTACGCCAGAGGCTGGCGGATTGCTGGGCTGGGTCACTGGCCACCTCCATTCCGGT